CGAGGCATCCGGTCCACCGACCTTGCCGATGCCTTGGCCCTGACTTTCTCCGTGCAGGAGTTTTTCAATGACTGGAACCGACCGAAAACCCCGCAAAAATTTGAGCAAGGGGTAACTCGACAAACCGATAATTTCTATGATAGCAGCGATGTTTATTATGGCGACCCCCTTTCCGGGTCGGACTACGGCTGGATGGGGGCATAACAATGGCATGGGTCACAGGACTGAAGCAGTCGGACGACGTTATTCGCTCGCGGGCAAAAACGCCGAACGGCTACGACAGCACGGACGGCTTCTTGTCGGAAATGAGAGAGCGCTATGACGCCGCGAAATCCCATAACCAGCACAACCAGGACGCGGGCGAGGAAGACGCGGAATTCATTGTCGGTAAGCAATGGGATGATCTTGTCGAGCAGCGCCGCAAGACGCTACGCAAGCCTGTCCTGACCTTCAATCGCCTCGTCGCCTTCCTCGCCCAGATTGTTGGCAATCGCCTCATGAATGAGACGGAAATCCGCGTCTGGCCGGACAAGAGCGGGACCAAGCCGGCCGCCGAACTGCGCGAAGCCCTTATCCGGTCGATCTACAAGAATTCCAACGCGGATTTCGCTCGCGACGAAGCCCTGAAATATCAGGTCATTGGAGGGCAAGGCGCTTTTTGCCTGAAAATCGACTATGCGAGCGATGACGTTTTCGAACAGAAAATCAGCATTGGGCATATTTCCGACCCCTACGCGGCGACTTGGGATCCCTTGTCCGTCGAGCCTTCAGGCGGTGACGCGGAATATGCTTGGGTTGAAGACGATATCCCCTGCCAGACGTTCAAAAAACGCTGGCCTTGGGCGGCCGAAACCAGCTTTTCCGATGGTTCTTGGAATTCGTCGAATTATTGGCTGAAGGACGATACAGTCCGCGTCGTGTCCTATTGGCGGATGGTGACGGAAGGCGTCAAAGTTCTCGCGCTATTCCAAGACGGAACGGTCCATGACGTGACCGAAATGGAAGAATATGAATATCTTCCTTTCGTCGAAACTCGGTCGGACGGGTCGCCTTATACCCGCGAAGTCCCCAACCGCTTCGCCCGCATGTATGTGTGCAGCGGAAAGGATATTTTGGAAGGTCCGTTCGACTATCCGATTTCTTCGATCCCGGTTTATCGCGTGCCCGGCTGGGAAGTCACGGACGGCGGCAAGACGCACCGTTGGGGGCTCATTCGCTTCCTCAAGGATCCCCAGCGCCTCCATAATTATTGGCGGTCGATGCAGGCGGAACAGCTTGTCGCCGCGCCGCGCAACAAATGGCTGACGACTCCTGAAGCCGTTCGCGGGCACGAAGCCCGCTGGCGCCGTTCGCCCACGTCGGACGACCCATTCCTGTTTTTCAATGACGGGGAGCAAGCGCCGCAGCATATCCCGCCCCCAGGCGTGGACGCCGGCCTGATGAACGAAGCGATGACTTCGACCCAGGACTTGAAGGATATTTCCAATATCCACGAAGCAAGTCTGGGGATGCAGTCGAACGAAGTTTCCGGCAAGGCAATTCAGGCCCGTCAGATGACTTCGGACGTGGGCAGCTTTATTTACCACGACCGGCTGAAGATTGCAGACGAGCGTTGCGCTTACAATATCAATGAACTGATCCCGCATATTTACGACACAAAGCGCATGGTCGCAATTGTCGGACGTGACGGGAAAACTGTCATGCAATATATCAATGATCCCACGAACCCGGACAGCGACGTTTGCATGGGCCAATATGGGATCACCGTCAGCGTCGGGCCGGCGACCCAGACCAAGCGCACGCTCGCGGCCGAACAGATGATGGCTTTTGTGAACGCTATCCCCGGCGTAGCGGACAAGGTGATGGATCTTGTCGCGGAAGCGCAGGATTGGCCCAAGGCCGACGAATTCGCCAAGCGTTTCCGGATGCTGATGCTGCCTACTGGCATGATCCCGCAAGAGGATATGAGCGACGAAGAAAAGCAGATGGTCGCGCAAAATCAGCAGCAGCAGCAAATGCAGCAGCAGCTTGAGCAGGCCAATGCCCAGATTGAAATCGCGAATAAGGAAGCGCAGGCGAACCTTCGCACGGCTCAGGCTGAACAGGCTCGCGCCAACGCCTATAAGGCGCAAATGGACGCCGAAAGCCGCCGCATGGACGTAGAAGGCAAGAATGACGACCGTGAAACAGGTCAGATTTTGCAGGCCGTCGATCAGCATAACGACAATATTGAAGCCGACCGTCAAGCCGACATGGCCGAGCGCCAGCAGTTCAACCAAGAATTCATGGCCGATCGCCAGCATGAAGCAGGGCGGGAGGATGCTGACCGGAATTTCGAAGCCCAGCAGGGGGCGGCGAAGCCTAAGCCGAAGGCGAGGAAATCGGCTAAAAACGGAGAACAAGCATGAAAACCTTTATCGGAACCAAAATCATTAAGGCCGAATCAGAAGAACGGGACGGTGTTTTGGGTTATGCCGTCGTTTATCCGGACGGATACCGTTCTTGGTCGCCTCCTGAAGCGTTTGAGGAAGCCTATCGGGTTTCCGGGGAAATGAATTTCGGTCACGCGGTCGAACTTCTCAAGCGAGGTCACAAGGTTGCCCGCGCCGGGTGGAACGGTAAGGACATGTTCCTTTTCTTGGTTTCAGGATCGCAATTCCAAGTCAATCGCGCTCCGCTCTTAGGGATATATCCGGAAGGGACGACGATCAATTATCAAGCGCATATCGACATGAAGACCGCGCAGGATACTGTTGTGCCTTGGCTCGCCAGCCAAACCGACGTGCTGGCCGAAGATTGGGTTATCGTCGAGTAATTTGGTTTAAAAACGGAGAACAAGCATGACGAGAATTTACGGGCGTTCGGGTCGCAACCGAAAGGCGCTCTTCCTGACTTCGACCATCCTTCGTGGCCGTTTCCTGAAGAATGACGGGGAGCAGGGCGGCGCGACGGGCGGCGATGATATCGAAGTTGGCGCGGGCTTTGCCGAAGCGGCCGAGCGCCTGAGTGGCGACGATAACCGTCAGCCCGAGCAGCGCGGCGGGGGAGCAACGCAAGAAGTCGACGACGCGGGAACCGGCGAAGGAGAAGGCTCCGGGGAAGGTGAGGGTGAAGCGGACGGTGAGAAAAAGCCGAAGGCCAAGCGCGATACCGCCCAATATATCCGCGACCTGAAGCGGGATTTGCGGGAAGAGCGCCGCAAAAATGCGATCAATGACCAGAGAATTTCGGCGCTGGAAAATTCTCGCTTGACGCCAGAAAATAATTCTGCGAATTCTGCGGATACGAGCGGTCGACCCGACGCGAATGACGCGACGAAATACCCGCTTGGCGTCCTCGACGACGGTTATATCACCGACATGATCGAATGGACAGCCGACCAGAAGGTCAAGCAAGTTCTTTCGGGTGAGCGCCGCACCGAACAGGCGAAAGCGGAAGCCGCCAGTGCCGAACAGCACGCAACGGCTCTCCGTGAGAAGATGGACACCCTGACGGAAAAGGGCGCCGACCAGTTCGACGATTTCGAAGAAACTGTAGTCGAATCTGGATTGCGCGGCGACTGGAAACTGACGGAAACCACCTTCACCGCCGCCGCCGACGCGGAAAACGGTCCTGCTATTCTCTATGAACTGGCGAACAACAAAGCCGAAGCCCAGCGGGTTTCCCAGCTTTCGCCTTTCCAGCAGTTGAAATATGTAGCCGACCGGGACGCGGCGATCGAAGCGAAGAAGCCCAAGGCCCGGACCAAGCCCGGCGCGGGCGCCCCTCCTTCGAACATTCCGGCAGGAAGAAATTCAAGCGCCCCGATCCGAGCGGACACGGACGATTTGAACGAATTCCGCAAACTTTTTTACAAGAAATAGGCTGATCCGGGGGAACCCCTTCAGCCGGAAATTTTCCCAAGCTGAAGGGGTTTATTATGGGTACCGTTACCGTCGATCAAGCAAAGCTGGTCATGAACACCTTCATGACGGTTTTCGAGGACAATCTGGTCACCGGGCAGGCCGTTTCGTGGAACGAGCATGAAGGCGAACTCGACGACCGCAACAAGTTGACTGTCGTTGAGCAGGTCACGCCGAAATACAAGATCACCCGCACGTCGAACGGCGTGAAGGATCTTACGGCGGGAACGGATGGCACGGTTTTCGGGTCGGAACAGTTCACCATCGACGGCACGTTCAATGCCAATATGGGCTGGGGCGATTTCATCAAGATCCGCGATATCGGGCAGGCCCGCGAAAGCAAGGCGCTGATCGGCGCGGCAACTTCGCTGGCCGAACAGATCGACGCCTATATTCTGGGCATCGCCGCGCTGGCATCCGATGAATGGACCGGGACCGCCGCGAGCGGCACCGTCGTTTCGAACTATGCCGATATCGCTTTGGGCTATACTCGCCTGAAGGAAGAGGGCGTGGGCGACAATGACCTTCGCGTCATCCTGTCGCACTATGACCGTGGCGCGTTGGGTGACAGCGTGATTTCGAAGGCTTCGCTGACCGGCATTGCCGACGACGTGTATCAGAAGGGCTTCAAGCAGTCCGTGGGCGGCCTGGACGCCGAATTCACGAACTCGCTTCCGACGCTGACGACCGGCACGCGCACCAATGGCACCATTTCCGGCGCCGCGCAGAACGTCAACTATGCGTCGGTCGCGGTTTCGGCGG